TGGATCGGTGGGCCCCGCCGTCAGTCACTCACGGATAATCCGTGATCGCCTTCACGGGCGCGTTCGTCGGGCACCTGGGATTCGTGCACACCCTCCTCACGATGTAGTCCGTCTGCCCGGCGATCCCCTGGGCCGCCGAGCGCTCCCGCACCTCGCGCACCGGAGCCCCGCACCTACGGCACGGCTCAGGCCCACCCGGCTTCTTCGTGTTGTCTGTCACTGCTGATCCTCTCGGTCACCGCCCACGACCCAGCGCCGCAGGCAACCGCGATTCTAGGAGCGGCCCCGCTGGCGATCCACGGCAGAACCACAGCCGCGAGCACGATGGATCGCTCCGCCCTTTGAGACCAGAGGGACCAACCGACACGAGAGTGGCAGGCATCACCGCATGCTGAACCAGATGCACGACTCTGGAGCTCCTGGAGCCCTGGACCTGGAACTCCACGGTCGACTTGTCACACACCACATGCTACTGTCACGCCTGCGGGGCACATCCATGCCCGAACCACCCGACCGCACAGGCCGGTCACTCCGAGCCGTTGAGATCCCAGACCTCGTCAGCCCCCTCGATGATCTTCGGCGACCTGCTATGGCGAAGCGCGATCACCTTACTGGTGGAGAGATAGACATCCTCCTCCTCGTCGAAGGCGCTGAACACATAGATCCCGTCGTCAGGCGCACCGACCATCCCCTGGTGAATGATCCCGACGCGAAGCGGTGCACCGGTAGAGGTTTCGAGAACCGCGAGAGTGTACATAAGGCATCTCCTTTCCTGGACTCCTAATGACCCAAGTGTAGGACCGGGGGCGCACTCAGACGACGGGACGAGCCACACAGCAGGGGGAGGACCGCCAGCAGAGGGGACCGTCACGCGGACACCCCACCCCCTCGGAACGGGGGGACGCCCCCACCGAACAGGGGCACCCCATTGAGCAAGGGGGCGGGGGCATCAGCAGCAGGGGGAGGGGCCAACGAACAGGGGGCGCCCCGCCCACGCACCCCCACCCCACCGCGACCCGCCAACCGCACAGCCGAGGCCAGGAACTCCACCACCCAGACGGCGACACACCGACCAGAAGCGGACCATCCCCGCGATCATCGTGATGATGATTCCAAGCACCGCCAATCCAACACGGCCCGCACACCCCGATGGATCCGTGACGATTCCCCTCCACGGACTGAGCCCCGCCCCGCCCACGCCGCCGGCCCTCCGTCGCCGGCCCCGCCGCGCGCGGTACGCCAGCCAGCACAAAGCCAGCCGAGGAGCACGCATGACCACGTCCCGCACCGGCACCACACGCTGGCTCCACAACGCCGCCGCAGCCAAACGCGCCGCCCGAGCAGCCGGGCTCGACCGCTGCCCGATCTGCCACGTCCACCTCACATGGGACGCGAGCCGACTACCATCCTCGCCCGAGGCCGACCACATCGTGCCTCACAGCCTCGGCGGCACCGACGCACAAGAAAACATCCGAATCATCTGCCGACGCTGCAACCAACGCAAAGGCAACGGCCGAAAATCACGGCCACCGAAACAAAAACACCGGAAAACCAGAATCCGCCGGACCGCAGACCCAGAAACGTGGTAGAATCGAGCCAGAGAAACCCGGAGACGGGGGGCATACCCCCCACCCCCGGGCCCTCGTTCCCCCGTGGGTCTAGCGGTATCTCTCCCCACCATTTTTCCCAAGGGGGTGCTCATGGGGTCCGCACGCAAGCTTCGCGCCGTCCAGGATGGCGAGACCGCCCCTAAGGCCCCTGCGAGCGTCCTGGAGGCGGTGGAGCACGGGGACAGTAGGGATGTGATGGTGACGCTGCGGAAGCGGCTCGCTGCGGCTGTGGATTCCTGTACGACGCCCGCTAGGGATCTGGCTGCCCTGTCGCGTCGGCTGCTGGAGGTGGACAAGACGATCCGGGAGATCGACCTGGCCCGGGCTGAGCGCGAGCGGCAGTCGGCGGCTGAGGCGACGGAGGATGAGGATGGGCTCGGGGACATCTGAGCCCCGGCTCTCCGATATCGCGAAGCACCTGATTCTCCCTGAGGGGATCACGTCGACGGGCTGGCCTGCGGTCAGGGACCGCGCCAAGACCTTCGGGCTGTCCTGCGACCGTTGGCAGGATGGGTTGGGGCGCGCGATCCTGGCGAAGCGGAAGACCGGGTTCTACGCGGCCGGCATCGACGGCGTGCAGGTCTCGATGCCCCGCCAGGTAGGTAAGACCTGGCTGTTCGGGGCGATTGTGTTCGCCCTGTGTACCCTGAACGAGGGCCTGTTTGTCCTCTGGACGGCGCACCGGACCAGGACGACGGATGAGACGTTCGCGGCGATGAAGGGGCTCGCTTTGAAGCCGGAAATCGCGCCGTATATTGACGGGCCTCCTCGGCAGGCGAACGGACAGCAGGCGATCCGGTTCACGAACGGCTCCCGCATCTTGTTTGGGGCTCGTGAGGGTGGTTTCGGCCGAGGTTTCGCCGGTGTCGACGTCGTCGTCTTCGACGAGGCGCAGATCCTCGGTCAGCGGGCCCTGGATGACATGGTCCCGGCAGCGAATACCGCCCCGAACCCGCTGATTCTGCGCCTGGGGACGCCGCCGCGGCCGACGGACCCGTCCGAGGCATTCACGACGTTCAGGAAGCAGGCGCTCGCGGGCGATTTGCGCGATGGCCTGTACGTCGAGGTCGGCGCGGATGACGACGCCAACCCGGATGACCGGAGGCAGTGGCGGAAGGCGAATCCGTCTTATCCGCACAGGACTCCGGAGTCGGCGATTCTGCGGATGAAGCGGCAACTTGGCCCCGAATCGTTCCGGCGTGAGGGGCTGGGGATCTGGGATCCGGAGGTGGCGGCGCAGGCGATCGGTCGTGAGGCGTGGAATGCGCTGACGGCGGACGAGCCGCCGTCGGGTCTGCGCTGGTGTGCGGCCGTCCGCTTCAGTGTGGACGGCTCGACCGTGGCGCTGGCCCGGGCGGGCCGCAAGCCCGAGCGCAAGGCCGAGGCCGTCTACGCCCAACTGTGCACCAGCAATGGTGTCCGCAACATGGGTGAAGGCGTCGCCTGGATCGTCGACTACCTGACCGAGCATCGTGACCGTTGGGCGCAGATCGTCATCGACGGCAAATCCGGCGCCGGCGACCTCGTCGACCGACTCCGCACCGCCGGATTCAGCCCGAAAGTCGTTTGGACGCCGACGACGGATCAGGTCATCTCCGCTCACGCAATGATGGACGCCGCAATCCGCGACCGCACCCTCAGCCACCCGGATGACGCCGAGCTCGAGGCCGAGGCCGCCGTCATCAGCCGGCGGAAGATCGGCGCGGCCGGCGGCTTCGGCTGGACGGCGCCGGAGGGGATGACGTCGGCCGGCATGGATGCTCTGACCCTGGCCCACTGGGCCGCGAAGACAACGAAGCGCAGGCCGCGTGAGGTGGCCGTGAGCCGCGTAGGGGTGGTGATGTGAGCATGGACTACAGTCTCTACTTCACCCCGATGGTGAACGCCGTCAGCGGGCTGGCTGAGGATGACGCTGACCTGCTGCGCAGACTCATGACCCAGTGGCAGCGGAAGCGCGCCCGCAACGCCCTGCGCCGCCAGTACCGGGACATGCGGGTCAACGTCGCCTTCCTGGGCGCCTCCGTGCCCCCCTACATGCGCGACCAGCTGGACATCGTGTGCGGCTGGCCGGACAAGGCCGTCACATCCCTGGCATCCCGCTGCATGTGGGACGGGGTCACGTCGCCGTCGGGCGAGGATGACCCCCTGGGGGCCATGAGCCTGCTCCACGAGAATCGCTTCGACCTCCTCGTGCCCGAACTCGTGGACGCCACCCTCACCTACTGCTGCTCGTTCGTCGTCGCCCTGCCGGGCGACCCGACTATGGGGGACCCCGACGTCGTCGTGACTGGCGCGGACGCCCTGTGGGCCACCGGCCTGTGGGACGTGCGCCGCCGGGGCCTGGAGGCCGGCCTCCTGGTCGACTCCGCCGACGACAACGGCAAACCCACATCCATGCTGCTGCTGACGGCCGAGCACGTCACGAGGATGGCCCTGGGCGACCGGGGCTGGGTCGCCATCGCGAGGATGGATCACGACCTGGGCCGCGTCCCCATGGAGCCGCTACCCTATCGGCCCTCACTCGGCCGCCCGTTCGGGCGCTCGCGGATCAGCCGTGAGGTCATGTCCATCACCGACCGCGTCGTCCGGGCAGGCTTCCGCACCGAGGTCTCCAGCGACCTGTACGCGGCCCCGGCAATGCTGCTCCTGGGCGCGGATAAAACGATGTTCCAGAATGAAAAGGGCGAGCAGACACCGCTCTGGTCCTGGTACATGGGTCGCCTGAAGAGCCTGCCGAAGGATGAGGACGGGGAGAAGCCCTCTTTGCAGGTCATTCCGCAGCAGTCCATGGAGCCTTTCCTGGCGATGAAGCGCGCCCTGGCCGCCGAATTCAGTGCGGCCACGTCGCTGCCGATCTCCGCGCTCGGCATCGTCCAGGACAATCCCTCCTCAGCCGAGGCTATTTACGCCGCCAAAGAGGACCTGGTCATCGAGGCGCAGAATACAACTCGGTCGATCGGCTACGGATTGAACCGGATCGTCCAGGACGCCGTCTGCCTGCGCGATGGCGTCCCCGTCACCGAGATGGATGACGAGGTGCGCAACCTCGCCACCCGCTGGCGCAACCCGGCGATGCCGAGTGTGGTCAGCCAGTCCGACGCGGTCGTCAAGCAGATCTCCGCGATCCCCGATCTCGCTCAGACTGACGTGGCCCTGGAGGAGCTGGGCTACTCGGCCGAGCAGATCGTGCGGATCAGGTCGCAGATCAAGCGGGCTCAGTCGGGTGCGGTCCTGGACCGGCTGCTGGCGTCGACGGCGTCCCCGGCCGAGCAGGCGCCCGCGCCGTCGACGTCGGAGCCCGCTGAGGCCCCGGCTGGGGTGACCGCCGGTGGCGACCAGGGCTGACCTCGAGCGGCTGGACAGGGCACTGAGCCGAGCGGCTGAGATGGCTGCCCAGGACTTCGACGCCCTCGTCGCCCGCCTCAGCCTGGCCGGCCTCGACCCCGTGGTGGCGCGTGACGCCCTCGGCGAGATCATGGATCGGCTGCTGGCCCGGTACGGGGACATCTCGGCGGCGTCGGCCGCCGACTGGTATGACGCCCTACGTGAGGTGTACGCCGCCGCCGACGGCTTCGCCGCCGTCCTGGCCGACGGCCTGACGACCGAGCAGGTGGAGCGGGCCACCCGGTGGGCCGCGAAGGGACTCTTCGCAGGGGACCCGGACGACACGCTCAGGAAACTCCGGAACTACCTGGCGCGGTCGGTCGTGGAGCAGGGGAAGCGGACGGTCGAGATGAGCGTGGCCGCCGACCCGGCGAGGCCCAGGTGGGCACGAGTACCCGGCCCGGGCGGTTGCTGCGCCTGGTGCTCAATGCTCGCCAGCCGGGGATTCGTCTACGCCACCAAGGCGACGGCCGGCGGCGAGGGCCACTCCTACCACCACGACTGCCACTGCGTGCCGACACCGCTGTGGCAGGGGCAGAAACCGGCCATCGACGGCTATGACCCCAGGCGGCTGCGCGCCGTCTACGACGAGGCCCGTCGAGCCGCGAAGGCAGCGGGCGGCGCCGTCGACGACAAGGCGATCGCCGCCGAGATGCGCCGTATCTCACCCGAGTCTTTCACCGACGGGGTCGTCCCCGCCGAGTGACCCAACCATACCTATGAGCCCCTGCCGCGATGGTGGGGGTTTTGTCGTGCCGCGATGGCACCTATCTCACTGAGGGAGAACCAATGCACAAGACCGCCAAGACCGCCGATGAGGTCACGGAGCCGACCGAGCCCACCGAGGCCAGTGGGGAGCCCGCGACGGGCGACCCCGCCGACGCCCTCGGAGACGCCGGCAAGAAGGCCCTCGCCGCCGAGCGGACCGCCCGGAAGGCCGCCGAGAAGCGAGCCGCTGACCTCGCCGCCCAGATCAAGGCAGCAGAGGACGCGGGCAAGACCGAGGCCCAGAAGCAGGCCGAGGCCCTCGCCGCCCTCCAGGCCGACCTCGCCGCCATGCGGGCCGAGAAGGAGCGCGCCGAGGTCGCCGCCGCCACCGGCGTCCCCGTCAGCATCCTCGCCGGCCCCGGTGATGACCCGGCCGCCTGGGCCGAGCAGGTCAAGGCGTGGGCCGCCCAGCAGACCGCCCCGGCCGAGGCCACTGCCGCCCAGCCTGTGGTGCGCCACCACGGGAACCCGCCCGGCGCGGGAGCAGCCTCCCTCGATGAGCAGATCGCCGCAGCCGAAGCGGCCGGGGACCGGACACTCACGGCCTCCCTGAAGGCCCTGAAGCTCGGCTCCCGATAAGAGCCATCACGAACCGAAAGGAATGACCATGCCCGGAATCACTGGGATGGTGACCACCTACAACTGCCCGAACTACGTCGGCGAACTCTTCGCCGCGTCCCCTGAGGACACGCCGCTGCTGTCCTCCATCGGTGGCCTCACCGGAGGCAAGTCCATCGGCGGGACCTCCTGGTCCTGGAGCGGCTACGACCTCCGTGACGCCGAGGACGGCCGCCAGCGCACCGAGGGCGCGAAGGCGCCCGCCTTCGAGGCCCGCAAGCGCTTCGCCGCCTTCAACGTCACCGAGATCCACCAGGAGGCCGTGTCCGTCTCCTACACCCGACAGGGCGCGACCAAGCAGGTCATCCCCGCGACCGGGCAGCCCACCGTCACCATCGGTGACACCGTCCTGCCCGCCGACGAACTGGCCTGGCAGATCAGCACCCAGCTGAAGCAGATCGCCCGCGACGTCGAGAAGACGTTCATCACCGGCCAGTTCGCCAACCCGACCGACAACCAGACCCCCCGCAAGACCCGGGGCCTGATCGAGGCGATCACGACGAACGTCGCGACCACCACCCACAAGGCCAGCGAACTCACGGAGGCTGACGTCCTCGACCTGATCGAGAAGGTGTGGACGAACGGTGGCCTCCAGGAGGGTGGGACCCGAACCGTCCTGGTGAACTCCGCTCTCAAGCGGAACCTGACCCGCGTCTTCATCAAGGACGCCCGCTTCCAGGAGGGCACCCGCAACGTCGGCGGCGTCAACCTCAAGACCATCGAGACCGATTTCGGGACGCTGAACATCATGCTGGACCGGTACGTGCCGGCGGACAAGCTGATCGTCGCCTCCCTGGAGCAGCTGTCCCCGGTCTTCATGGAGATCCCGAGCAAGGGCCACTTCTTCGCCGAGCCCCTGGCGAAGACCGGCGCTTCCGACGACGTGCAGATCTACGGCGAGATCGGCCTGGAGTACGGCAACGAGAAGGCTCACGGCTGCCTGACGGTGGCCGCCGGCTGATCGGCCTGGGGCGCCCCGCTCGCGTGGGCGGGGAGCCCCGGCTGATCCCCTGGAGGAGGACATCATGAGGATCACCTGCCACAAGCACCCGTCGCTGCTGGTGACTCACCCGCGCGTCGAATTCGTGGATGGGGTCGCCGACGTCGACGAGGAGACGATGACGGCGCTGGCCCCGCTCCTGGAGGAGTGGGGTATCGACGCCGCCGACATCGGTGGGGAGCACGCCGAGGGCACCCCCGAGGAGCCTGCGACCGAGCCGGACTCCGAGGAGCCCCCGAAGCGGGGCAAGCGTGACTGACGCATTCGCGACGGTCGAGGATCTGGAGGCACGGTGGCGGGGCCTGTCGGAGCAGGAGCGCACCCGGGCGGCCGTGCTGCTGGGGGACGCGACGGACCTCATCATGGCGTCCGCCCCGAGGTGGAGTCACGCCAGTGAGGCGACTCGGCGACGGGTCTGCTGCGCGGTCGTGAAAAGGGCGCTCCAGGCCGAACAGGGCGGTGCCGATGGGCTGCCCGAGCCCAGGGGCCTGGTCGCCAGCGAGACGCACACGACGGGCCCGTTCTCCGATCAGTTCTCCTACGCCAACCCGGAGGGTGACCTTTTCCTCCGGGCGGCGGAACTGAGGCAATTGGGCGGCCGCCGGTCGGGCGCGTTCGAGGTGGATCTGCTGGCCCCGGCGGTGACCCCGTGATCGCCGCCGGCCGGGTCGCCGTGACGAGGCTCAGGGCGGGCGAGGCCGGGGAGGACCAGTACGGCGAGGCCGTCCCCGGGCCGGTCGTGGAGACGCCCCTGCCGCCCGCCCTGCTCGGCCCCGGCGGCACATCGGAGCCGGTCACGACGGGGTCGGCGCCGGTCATCAGCCAGCCGACCCTGTACTGGCGCGGCCAACACCCCGACATCCTCGCCAGCGACCTCCTGAAAGTGGCTGGCACCACCTACCGGGTCGAGGGCGCCCCCGCCAGATGGCCGCGGGGCACCGTCGTCACGCTCCACGCCGCCACCGACCCCAAGAAGACTGGAGGCACCTGATGGGTGGGCTCGTGAAGTTCAAGCTCGACAAGAAGGGCGTCCAGGCGCTCATGTCATCCGCCGAGGCCCATGCCGTCGTCGACGCCGCCGCCGAGGAGCTGCGAGCCCGCGCGGGCGAGGGATTCAAGGTCCACTCCTCCACCGCGGGGAATCGTGCCCGCGCCTACGTGCACGCCGGCACCAGGGAGGCCGGCATCAGGCAGGCCCGAAAGCACATCCTGGAGCGCGTCTACGGCGGGGGAGGCGGCGGCTGATGGCCGGCCGGTCTCGGGACACGAAGGCCATGGTCATGGCCGCCCTGAAGACGGCGCTGCCGGACATGCAGGTGGTGTCCACCGTCCCCTACGCGGATGGTGACCCGCCGGGGCCGATGGTCCTCGTGATAGCCACCGGTGGGCAGGGCCAGCACCACCGTGTGCTTTCTACTGGGCAGGTCACTATCGATTCTTTCGCACCCACAATGGGCCAGGCTATGAGCCTGGCCCTTCGCGTTGACGCGACCGTAAACGCCCTCACGGCGGGCCACCAGTACCCGGTCACCCGGGTCACGGGTAATGCGCCCGGCGAGTCACCTGATCCGACCATTACTGCGGCCAGGGTGTCCGCGACCTATCAGATCACCACACGGAACGAATCGTAAGGAGAAATACCATGCCGGTGAATGCCGACAATGTGCTCGGTTTCGGGTCGGATGATGACTCGCTCTACCTGGGCGCCTACGACCCTGACCTCGGCACCAAGATCACGGGCCTGACCACCGCCATCCCCAACACCCTGGTGGACTGCGGGTGGCTGAGCGACGAAGGTGCCAAGCTCACGATGGACGACTCCGTCACCAAGGTCAAGGGCCACCAGGGCCACGGCGTCGTGCGCACTTTCATGGACTCCTCGGAGACCGGCCTGGAGGCCGCCCTCCTCGAGTCGCAGCTGGGCACCGTCACCCGCTACCTGAACGCGACCGCGACGAAGATCCAGGAGCAGATCGGCGGCGGCCCCACGAAGACCGACGTCGTGAAGATCGTCGCCAAGGCGCAGCGGAAGGTCACCCTGTGCTCCGGCGTCCTCGACGTCTTCGACACGGCGGCGACGGGTGACAACCCGACGAGGATTCGGATCGTCTTCCCCCGCCTCGAGCTCGGTGAGCGCGGCGAGATCCTTTTCAAGGTCGGCGAACTGACGGCCTGGTCGCACAAGCTCTCCGTGACCGGCGACTACATCATCTACTCCAACGCCAAGGCACTGATCCCGGAAAACTGATCAGGCCACTCATATTCTCCCCGGCCCGCGTGGATGGTCGGTCCCCACGCGGGCCGGGGTCACCAATTCTCCGGGACCGCCACAACCCTATGAACAGGACCGACAATGACCAGTAGGAAGACCAGCGATACCGCGAAGAGGGCCGACGCCGTCGGAGCCAAGACCCCGACGGATTTCCAGAAGGCCGAGGCCAACGGCGTCGGCACCGTGGAAGTGACCGTCCAGGGCCTCACCATCGAGGTGGACACTAATGTGATCGGCGGCGACTGGGAGGTCGTCGAGGCGCTCGCCGCGATGGAGGAAGGAAAGACGTCTCCGGCCGGGATGGTGCGCGTCACCAGGGCTGTCCTGGGTGACGCTTTCGACGACGTCAAGGAGCACCTGCGCGGCGAGGACGGCCGGGTCCACGCCGAGGACATGGCCGGATTCCTCATGGAGGTTTTCAAGGTTCTGAACCTGGGAAACTGATCGGCCTCCCCGGGCTCCTGCGGGAGTACGGGGAGGAGGTCGAGGCCGACCTCCTGCGGGTCTACAGAGTGGACCTCCTGGACCTGTGGAGGGGGACGCTGACGCCGAGGCGGCTGCTGGTCCTCATCCGGGGCCTGCCGCCCGGGTCTGCCCTGGGGCGGGCCATGGGCGGTGACGTCGCCCTGTCCGATGAAGTCACTGCCACCAGGATGGCCGCCTGGCAGATCTCCTGCTATATCGCGGCCGCCGTCGGCGCCAAGCAGTCGGACCTGCCGAAGCCGCCGAAACCGCCCGAGCCGGGCTGGCAGGCCAAGGCCCGGGAGGCCGAGGAGCGCATGGTCAGGAAGGCCTCCAGGTGGCTCGCCAGGCACCCGGAATTGGCCGCCCAGGCCCGCGCATAACCAAATCCGGGGAGGCCCCACAGCAAGTCGCTGCGGGGCCTCCCCGCACCATCGGAGAAGGGGGTCCCCGTGGCATCCAGTCCCACCGGTCACACCATCGGCACCGCCTGGGTGCAGGTGGCCCTCTCCACCAAGGCGATCGGCCAGCAGCTCAAAGAGGCCCTGGGGGACGTCGACACCAAGCCGGCTGAGCGGCGGATCACGAGCGGCCTGGGCGGCGCCTTCAAGCAGGTCGGGAAGATCGCGGCCGGCGCGCTCGCAGTCGCCGGGACGGTCGGGCTGGCGACGTCTTTCGCGGATGTCGCCGGGCAGGCGATCAACGCCTCCGACGCGACCAATAAGTTTAAGAACACACTCGGTTTCGCGGGGAAATCCACTGACGATATCAATCGGCTGACGAAGTCCACGAAGGATTACGCCGATAAGACCGTCTACGGTCTGTCGGATATCCAGTCGATCACCGCCCAGCTGGCGTCGAACAACGTTGAGGGATACGACAAGCTGGCTGAGGCCGCCGGTAACCTCAATGCGGTCGCCGGCGGTAACGCCGAAACTTTCAAGTCCGTCGGGATGGTCCTCACCCAGACCGCCGGTCAGGGAAAACTCACCACCGAGAACTGGAACCAGCTCGCCGACGCCATTCCCGGCGCGTCCGGGAAGCTCCAGGAGGCCCTCCTCAAGGCCGGCGCCTACACCGGTAATTTCCGGGAGGCCATGGAGAAGGGCGAGATCACCGCCGAAGAGTTCAACGCGGCGGTGATGGACCTCGGCATGACGGACGTCGCCAAGGAGGCGGCGACGTCGACGTCGACCATCGAGGGCGCCTGGGGCAACCTCGAGGCCACTCTGGTGTCCGGTGCGATGGGCATCGTAGACAAGATCAAGCCTGCGCTGACTGACTTCATGGGGAATGTCGCGACCGGCGCTGAGAAGGCCTTCGGCTGGGTCCAGGACAAACTCATCCCGGGTATCAAGGGCGTTTGGAATATTCTGGCCAAGGGCCAGTTCGACGGGTCATCCAAACTCTTCGGCCTCGACGAGGACTCCGGGATCGTGGATTTCCTGGTCAAGATCGGGGAGTCCGCCAGGACGGCCGGGACCTGGATCACCGGTACGCTCCTCCCGTCAATTCGGGCCATCGGAGAGGTCATTCTCACCGGGCAGACAGATAAGCCGATCTTCGGTCTCGACCCGAACTCTCCCGTGACCGGATTTCTCGTGGGTCTGCGAGACGCCATCTTGAAGTCCGGTGAGGCCTTCATCAACCTTACCTCCTGGGTCATTGAGAACAGGGGCGTCCTGTCCACTCTGGCGGTCACTATCGGAACCGCTACTATCGCTTTCAAGGCGATGCATACGGCCACGAAGACGATGACCGCCATCAATGCGGCGGGCAGCATCCTGAAGTGGGTGACGTCGCTCGACATGATGAAGAACGCCGTGAATGCTGCGAAGGCGGCGCAGGCGGCTTTCAACGTGGTCATGAATGCGAATCCGATCATGCTGGTCGTGACCGCTATCGCGGCCCTCGTGGCCGGGCTGACCTGGTTCTTCACGCAGACGGAGACGGGGAAGCGGGCGTGGGCGGCGATCACCGAAGCGTTCCGCGGATTCCTCGATTGGATCGCCCCGTACTGGGACGCGACCCTGGCGGCGCTGAGCGCCGCGTGGGACGCCGTGTGGGGCGCTGTGAGCGGCTTTTTCACGTCCTACGTGGTCCCGGCCATCTCGGGCGGCGTCAGCGCCCTGGGAGGCCTGTGGGACGGCCTCGTGGCCGTCGTGTCCGCCGTCTGGACCGGGATCCAGACCGCGGTGATGGTGGTGGTCGCCTGGTTCCAGGCGTACGTGGTCCCTGCCGTCTCCGGGACGGTGAGTATCCTGAGCGGCGTCTGGGACGGGCTCGTCACCGTCGTATCCACGGTGTGGACCGGGATTCAGACTGCTGTGCTGACGGTGGTCTCCTGGTTCCAGGCGTATGTGGTCCCGGTGCTCTCCGCCGTGTGGACCGGAATCAAGATCGGCCTCTTCGCGCTGAGCATCCCATTCATTGTCGTGTGGACGCTCATTAAGACTGCCGTCCAGCTCGTCATCGACTGGTTCAGCACCTACATCGTCCCGACTCTGTCGGCCGTATGGTCCGCGATCGTGGCCGGATCCCAAATGCTCTGGTCCGGCGTGAAAGCCGTCTGGGACGGCCTCATGCTCGCCGTTCAGATCGTGGTCGCCTGGTTCCAGACATATGTGGCCCCGATACTCTCCGCGGTCTGGACCGGTATCGTGGCCGGAGCCCAAATGCTGCGGACCGGGATCCAGACCATCTGGACCGGAATCCAGACCGCCGTCCAGGTCGTCGTCTCCTGGTTCCAGGCGTATGTGGTCCCGGTGCTCTCCGCCGTGTGGGCGGGGATCCAGACCGGAGCCCAATTCCTCTGGAGCACCCTCCAGGCCGTCTGGAACGGGATTCAGGTCGCGGTCCAGGTCGTCGTCGCATGGTTCCAGGCCTACGTGCAGCCGGTGCTCACGACAGTATGGACCGGAATCCAGAATGGTGCGCAGATCCTCTGGACCGGCATCCAGGCCGTATGGAATGGGATTCAGACTGCTGTGCTGACGGTGGTCTCCTGGTTCCAGGCGTATGTGCAGCCGGTTATCTCGGCGGTGTGGACCGGAATCAAGTCGGGCGCCGACACGCTGTGGAGCGGCTTGAAGTCCGTCTGGGACGGCATCAAAACCGTTATCGACACGGTCGCCAACTGGTTCCGGGACACGATCGGCCCGATCTTCACTACGGTCACGGACAACATTAAAACCGCGTTCGACAACATGAAGACCGGCCTCAAGACCATATGGGATTCGGTCAAAGAAATCGCCGCGAAGCCGATCAACTTCATTATTAACACGGTTTATCGTGACGGCATCAAGAAGACGGCGGACTCCATCGCGGAGAAACTGGGGCTGTCTCTGCGGCTCCCGGACGTCAGCCCGATTCCCGGCTACGCCAGTGGTGGCGTCCTCCCAGGCTACACGCCGGGCAGAGACGTTTACCATTTCTTCAGCCCCGACGGCGGCGGCGCTATCGCCCTGTCCGGCGGTGAGGCGATCATGCGCCCCGAGTGGGTGAGGGCGGTCGGCGGACCCGCCGCGATCAACCGGATGAACGCCGCCGCCCGCGGCAGCAGCGGAGGCCACATTCCCGGCGGCGACCGGGGCGCGAACTTCGCCGCATTCTTCCTCGGCGGCATCTGGGACAAGGTCAAGAGCACCGTCGGGGCGGGAGTCGAGGCCGTCGGCGACTGGATCGCGACGGCTGCCGACGCGGCCTCCTCGATCATCTCCGACCCTCTCGGGGCAGTCGAGAACCTTATCCGCATCCCAGTGAATGCGCTCATGAACTCGCTGCCGGGTAGTGGATTCTTCAAGGATATGGCTGCCGCCCTTCCCGGTAAGTGGATCGACGGTTTCGGGGAGTGGCTGAAGGGCAATACCGCATCCATGTCCGCCAGCGATATCGTGAATGCGGCCAGGATGGCCATCGGCGTCCCCTACGTGTGGGGCGGCTCCTCGATTCCTCCGGGCCTGGACTGCTCGGGCCTGGTCTATTGGGCTGCTCACCAGATGGGCTCCCAGATTCCCCGCCTGACTGCCGCCGGCTACCAGTCCGGGGCCTCTGCCGGAGGGTCGATCAATACGCCGGGCACGCTCCTCTTCTGGGGGTCTCCGGCGCACCACATCGCCATCGCCTCCGGAAATGGGATGATGGTCGAGGCGCCCCGCCCCGGCCTGAATGTGCGCGAGACCGCCATTTGGGGGTCGCCCACTACCGGGGTCTACAAATTCGACCGGGGCGGTCTGCTCCAGCCCGGCCTCACTCACGTCCTGAATAAGACGGGCTCGCCGGAAGCGGTGTTCACCGGCAGGCAATGGGACAAAATCGACGACCTCCTGACGCGGGGAAATACCGGCATGCCGGAAATCCTCGAACTGCGTGACGTCGACGGCGTGCTGATCGGTCGTATGCGTGTGGAGGCGGATGCGGCGGTCGGTCGGGTCGCCCGTGATCTGGCGGGTCGGCGGAGGGGTGGTGCGCGGTGAGCGGCGTGGTCGTGGAGGACATCACCGTGGCGGCGGGGCATCCGGCCGTGGGCATCACGGGTACGGGGTCCGGCGTGGTGACGGTGACGCGCACCGTCGCCGGCGCCTCGGCGGCGGTGCGCTCGGCCCGGGGTGTTGTGCTGGACGGCGAGGATTTCTGGGAGGATCACGAAGCCCCGCTGGGCGTGGAGGTGACCTATTCGGTCGTCGTCGACGCCACGGGCGTGGTGCTGGGGCGTGCGGCGATCACCCTGACCAGTCCGATGGCGTGGCTCTCCGATCCGCTGGACTACACGTCGGGGATCGGCATGGACATGGGGGGTCTGCACGACGAGTCGGTGCCGCTGCTGACGGCCGGCTCCATGGACGCGGTCAAGTGGGAGTCGGTCGGGTCGATGGCGCGGGTGATGGGGGCGCGCGCCCCGGTGCGGCTGGGGGCGGAGCGCGCCGCGGCGTCGTCGCTGGCGGCGGTGATCACCACGTGGGACCGCGATCAGGCGGAGGACCTGGCGGATCTGCTCGATCAGGCGCCGATCGTGCTGCTGAGGGTCCCCCACGACCCGGTGGGGGCGCTGGGCGGCGGCGGGTACGTGGCGGCGGACGTGGAGGCGGCCCGGTTGACGGACGAGGTCGTGGCCTGGACGCTGAGCGGGGACGTGGTGGCCGGGCCGGGGCTGCCGGTGCTCATCGTCCGTCACACCTATGACGAGGTGCGCGAGGTCACCGGTGCGCGCACCTATGACGAGGTGCGCGCGATTCAGGGCGGACGCACGTACTCGGCCGTCAAGCGGGACCCGCTCGACGGCCTCCAGTGATTCATGTGGGGAGGGGCGGGTTGTGCTGCCGATGACCGATGCCGCCGTGGCGGCCCTGACCGGGTCGCGCACCCGGGAGCGGGTGCGGGTGGACGCCTACCTGGGGGACGTGCTGGTGGCCGCCGGCCTGGATGTGGAGTCGGTGTCCCTGACGTGGGACGCCACCAGGCAGGTCCAGTGCCAGGGCACGATCAAGGTCGCCGATCCGTGCGGGTCGCTGGCGCCGTGGGTGCTGGGCGACGTCCTCGCCCCCGGCGCCCGCCTCCAGGTCACCTACTGCTGCGAGGACGGCTCCACGCTGCCGCGGGCGCTGCTCGTGGTCACGAAGGCGTCGCCGGAGGGCGGGTGGCGCACGTACCGGCTGCGCGATGGCGCGGTCAGGTGGGTGCCGACCGGTGGGACGGTCGCGCTGAGCGTGGATGACACCACGACGCTGGTGGTGCGCGACAAGCTCCAGGCGCCCGCGTCGCCGGCGACGGCGACGTGCGTGGGCGAGGTGCGCCGGCTCCTGAGCGGGATCGTGCCGGTGGTCGACGAGACCTCCAGCACGACGACGGTGGCGTCGGGCACCGTCTACGAGCGCGAGCGGGCCGACGCCGTCGACGACCTGCTGGCCCACGCGGGCCTGGAGCGGCGCACGGACGGGGCCGGCGTCATGCACCTGATCGACCCGAAATCCGCGGGGCCGGTGTGGGCGCTGGGCGCGGGCGAGGGCGGGGCCACTGTGAGGGTGGACCGGGAGATGAGCCTGGACGACGTCGTCAACGCCGTGGTCGCCTCCTCCTCGGCGACGGGCCAGGAGGAGATCGTCGGGCGCGCCTACCTGGGCGAGGGGGTCGGCCGCTGGAGCGGGCCGCTGGGGAATCACACGCGGTTCTACGCCTCGCCGCTGATCAGCACGGTGGCCGGCGCCCGGGCCGCGGCCCGCACCCGGCTGGACTCCCTGACGCAGGGGCGCTCCACCCTCATCACCGTGGAGTGCCTGCCCCATCCGGGGCTGGAGATCTGGGACACCGTCACGATCCCGATCCCCGACCCGGCCGGGTCGCTGAAGACCGTGGACGCGCTGGTGCAGACCGTGTCCCTGACCGTCGACCGGTCCGGGCCGGCCACGTCCACGCTGACGGCGACGGCGAGCGCCGAGGCGCTCGCGGGGATCATGAGGTGGCGGCGGTGAGCGCCCTGGCCGAGGTGGTGGCGGCCGCGACGGTGGCCGGCGGCACGCGGCTCGTGGCGGGGACCGCGGTCCGCGGCCAGGCGGGCGGCGTGGAGGTGGCGGTGCAGGGGCGGCGCGTGACGGCCAGGTGGCTGGACACTGCGGCGGCCCGGGTCGGGCAGCCGGTCCTCGTGGCGCTCACGGGCGCCGGCGTCGGCCAGTCCTCAGCGATCGTCCTGGGCCGCCTGGGAGCCGCCCCCAGGCCGGTGGTGGGCGTCGTGCGCACCGTGCTGGCCGCCACCGCCGAGGTCGAGGCGGGCGGAATGAAGCTGACGTGCGCGTGGGTCGGGGCCGCGGCCCCGGCCGTGGGCGACCAGGTGCGCCTGCTGTGGCAGGGGGACGAGGCGACGATCCTGGGGACGGTCGGATCGGCGGCGGCCGATGACGACGACGGCCTCGGCGGTGTGCCGTCGCCGTCCCAGTCGCTGGCGGAGGCGGCCTCCGGCACGAGCGTCCTGCGCGCCACGGCGGCGGGGTCCTGGACGGCGCGCGGCCGGTGGTCCTCCGCCGTGGTGCAGGGGTCGGGCGCCGGCGTGGAGGACAGCCGCGGCGGGTGGGGGTACGGGGCCGCCCTGCGCGCCCTGGCGGGCGCGCGGGTCGTCGAGGCGTGGGTGCGCGTCACCGGCCGCGCCGTCTCGGGTGCGCCGGCCGCCCCGCTGACCCTGCGCCTGGCGTGCCACGCGCAGACGGACCTGCTGACCCGCCCCGAGCCGGCCGGTGGCGACGGGTGGGAGGCGGTCGTCCCCGGGCGGGGCGCCGCATGGCCCCTCGACGTGCCGATCCCCGTGGAGCGGGCCCAGTGGCTCATCGACCATGCGGGAGGACTCATGGTGGGCGGCGGCCACTACGGGGGTGTGGCGGGACTGGACTCGGACCCCACCTCGGGGCAGATCACGATCACCTGGAAAAAGGAGGAGCAGTAGTGCCGCACACGCTCATGAATGGGGTGCGCGTCCCGCAGGGGGGCGACCAGTCCGCACCCCAGGTGGATATGCGTCTGCTGGGCGGGTCGGTGCGCACGATCCTGATCGCGTCGTCGGCCGCGGAGGCGGCCGGCGCGGTCAATTCCGCGCGCACCGAACTCGGCTGGGAGGCCTCGAATTCCGCCCCGATCTTCGTGTACCGCACGGACACCGGAACCATCATGATGTGGAACGGGGCCCGGTGGACGCGTCCGTCGGGGAACACGCACACTGGCAGCAGAATGACGTCTCCGGCCGGTGCGGAGGGGCGGTGGGACGCCTTCGCCGGGCGGACCATCGAGGTCGCCCGGGCGACGGTGACACCCGACCAGCCCTGCCGGGCCGTCGTCTTCGGCCAGGTCCAGGCCCGCCCGGCGGGAAACGCCTCCGGGGTCCTCTACATCGAAATGTACGGGAACACGGTGAAAAGCCGCCACTGGCATTCGCAGGGGTCGTCGTCCCACCAGTGGCCGGCGCTCATGTGCGCCGTCACCCTCAAGGCCGAGAATACGGACATCAGGCTCATGCACAGGACCGGGGACGGATCCGCATCGACGACCGTCGAATTCGGGACACTCGACGTGGAGGTCATGGGGTGAAGACGCTAAACGCAGAATCGTTCTGCGAATGAACGGGAGAGGAAAAGCATGATCTACAACAAGCACGCCGCGGCGGCGTTCGCCGTAACAGCGGTGCGCGACTGGTCCCTGGGCTACAGCCAGGGCGACGAGCGCACGGACATCCGCGACGGGGGGTCCGCGGACTGCTCCAGCCTCGTCGCCGTCGCCGTCAACGTCGGCTACGGGGGCGGCGCGTCCTCCTGGTCGCCGCTGCCCGCCTCCTCGTGGACGGGGACCCTGCGCGCCTCCCTCACCGCCCTGGGCTGGCGGACCCTGCCCCCGCAATTCCCGGCCCTGGGCGACGTGCTCCTGGCCGAGGGCAGCCACGTCGCCATGGCCGTGGCCGACGACGGCACCCTGGCGGAGGCGTGGATCAACGAGAACAACGACATCGTGGGCGGGGAGCCCGGGGACCAGACCGGCCAGGAGACCCGCCTGAAGAACTACGTCGAGCACCCCGACACGCTGGCGGGCGCGTGGACGCACCTGCTGCGCCCGCCCGCCGCCGCGGCGGCCCCCACGACCAGGGCCGCCGCCCCCACCGCGAGCGCTGGCAAGCCCGGCCCGCTGCTTGGAGTCGACATCTCCAACTACCAGGCTGGCATCGACCTGGCGGCAGTGGACCCCGACTTCACCATCGTCATGGCCACCCAGGGCGACTGGTTCACCAACCACGCCTTCACCGCTCAGGTGAGGGCCTCGCTCGATCAGGGGCGGCCCACCGGCGTCTACCACTACGTGGACGGCTCGGGTGTCGAGGCCGAGCTGGAGCACTTCCTGGCCGTCGTGAACGGGGCCGGGGGCGATGTCGCGGGTCGGGTGTTCTGGTGCGTCGACTGGGAGGCCCGGGACAACAGCGCCTGGGGGGACGAGACCTACCTTCAGCGGTTCATCGAGGCCCTCAAGGCCCGCACCGGGAAGCGGGTTCTCCTGTACGCGTCCTCCGGCGACTACCCCGACGCCGTACAGGACGCCACCGGCTGCGCGCGGTGGGTCGCCCAGTACGCCGACTCCGACCCCACGGGGTGGGACGCCAGCCCGTGGACGGACGGGTCGTGGTCGGCCGACATGCACCAGTACACCGGCACCGGCCGCGTGCCCGGCTACGGCGCCGACCTCGACCTCGACGTCTACTACGGCTCCGAGGCGGACCTGCGGGCCCTCGCAGGATCCGGAACCACTACGTCCCCGCGCGGCGGGGAGGAGGAGGAGAACAACGTGTTCACCATCATCAAGTCCCCGAACCGGGACCACGCCATCATCGCCCCCGGCGTCTACCTGCGGCTCACCCGGGAGGAGCAGCTCAAGGTCGTCCTCGCCGTCCTGCCCTACCGGCTGCGCGACAACATCAACGACCGCGAGTACGACGTCGCGGTGTCCATGATCCTGGAGTCCACCCTCGACGCCGCCCGCACCGAGGCCCTCCTGGCCCAGATCAACGCCCGCCTGGCGGGCTGACCACCAGCAAGACCCCACCTCGAAGGAGAACAATATGTCCAACTACAGCAAGCGCACCTTCTGGCTCGGCGCCGCCGAGCGCGCACTCAAGACCGCCGCCCAGGTCGCGATCGCCTCCATCGGCACCGCTACTCTCGTCACCGCCGTGCCGTGGTCCGCGGTGGCCTCCACCGTCGCCCTGGCCGTCGTCATGAGCGTCCTGACCTCCCTGGCCGACCCGGAGCGCACCGACGTCGCCATCACCACCGGCGGCACCGCCACCACCCCAGCCGCTGTCGGCCGTCACGAGGCGACCGGCGCATGAGCCCGGCGCCCGCGAGCGCGCCGATCGTCGAGATCCTCACCTCCCGGGAGGTCGCCGGCGCCGTGGGCGTCCTGGTCCTGGCGCTGCTGGGGCTGGCGGTCGCGGCGGCCAGGTGGGCGCGCGCGTGGGTGGAGGGCCGCCTGGGCGCCCTGCACGCCCAGATCCAGGCCGCCGGCGCGGCCGCCGAGGTCGCCGCCGAGCAGGCCGGTGCGGCCCGCGAGGGCGTGACCAACGCCCACGGCACCCACCTGCGCGACGACGTCGACGAGCTGCGCGCGGGCCTGGCCACGGTCCTGGAGCGCATGGACGCCGCCGAGATGGCGCGTCTGGCCGAGGCCGAGGCGCGTGAGCGCCGGGATCGGCGGGCCGCGCGACGACCTGCGCGCGGCGGCGGCGTCGACCGAACGGCGCATCGGCTCGCTCGACACGCGGCTGAGCGCCCTGGAGCACCCGCACCACGGGTGACACCACAAAGAGAAGGGGCCCCTCCACCCGGTGGGTGGAGGGGCCCCCTTCTTCGCGTCCATCACCCCTGACCCGGGGCGGGTGTTGCGCGATTTCCGACCAGGTTCGAGGTCGGGTCGGGGTGGTCGGCATCCGGGCGGCCTGTCCGCTTCCTGAGACGTTCCTGTTCGTTACCTTTTCGTTACCTGGTCTCGACTCATCCGCGCCCCGACCGCCGTAATGTCACCTGCGCCACCCACGGGTGCCGACGGCCACGCACGCGGCCGCCCCGCCCGCGGCCCAGGCACCCCCACTCCTCACCGCACAGAAAGGTGCGCCCCATGTCCGTCCCTGCTGCACCCCCCGCTCCAATCGCCCCGGCGAAGAAGCCGCTGTGGAAGCGCTGGTGGTTCATCGCCCTGGTGATCGTCGTCGCCGCCGGCGCCCTCAGCAAGATGGCCGGAGGCGGGTCCGGCACGACCGCCGGCAGCACCTCGACGCCCGCCGCGGCCGCGGCCCCCGCCACCGAGGCCGCACCCGCCGAAGGCGCGTCGCCCGCCGCCGCGCCGGCGTCCGACACCATCACCCTCAAGGCCTCCGCCACCGGCGAGGGCACCGTCATGTGGATGCACGACGGGTCGTCCAACAGCGAGAAGTTCACCGGTGAGTGGTCCAAGGAGGTCCCCTACGAGTCCGGTGACTGGACGGTCTCGGTGACCGGCGACATCCTCGGGGGCGACGACCAGAGGATGACCTGCGAGATCATTGTCAAGGGCGAGAGCAAGGAGGCCAAGGAGGGCAGCGGGGCCGCCGGGTCGGCCGGGTGCTCCACCATCATCTGGTAACCCCGGGCGAGGACCACGAACAGGCGCCCCTCCACCCGCACTGGGTGGAGGGGCGCTCGGCTTCCGTCGGCGGGTCAGGCCTCGGGCTCCTGCTCACCGGCGCCGTCGGTGAGCAGGGTGATCTCCTGGTCCGTCAGCGCCGCGGCCGGGCGGCGCGCGGCGCCCAGGGCGCGGCAGCCGACGACGCGGCCCCGGTCGCCGCGGATGAGGTCGTCGGGCCACACCAGGTCGTCGCGCTCGGGGGCCTGCGCGGCCACCACGCGGGCGACGATGTGGACCGTGCCCGGCACCGGGTCGGGCAGGGGCGGGTCGATGGCGGTGACCCGCCCGCCCACCTTCACCGGGACGAGGGTACTCTCGTCGTCGGGGCCGGCCACGGCCAGGGCGGTGGCCTGCCCGTCGGAGATCACCAGGCGCGGCACCTCCTCCTCGGGCAGGGCCGGGTCGATGGTGACGACCCGGCCGTCGGCCAGGTGGAGGTTCACCGGGTGCGGGGTCAGGTTGACCGGGCGGATAGTGTGGATAGTGGCGGCGCTCATGAGCGTCTCCTTCCTGTTGGTAGACCGCGGGACTCTCCCGCGGCGTCGTACCCCGGCGCGGGCTTGCACCGCGTCACCGCTCTGTGGTCCGGGGTCGGCAGCTCAGGCCGCCAGTTCCCGCCTCAGGTTCTCCCACGGGCTGTCCTCCTCGGACGTGGGGGCGAAAATGACGGAGGCGGGGACGGTGCGACCGTCGACTTCAATGCTTCCGGGCTCATCGCCCAGGAGGACGACGGCGTCGTCATGGTCCTGGACCAACCAGGATGAAACCAGGAGCGAAGCGATGTCCTCGCAGATCCGGTTCACCGTCATGGTCCGACGGTCTCATGCGATCTCGTCCCCGTCCCGACCGCCCCATCCGGCGAGGAAGTACAAGGTGTCGGCATCGGCGTAGAACCCCGCTGCGGCGAACGCGTCGGGGGTCCCCTCCGTCAAGTCATACCCGCCCAGGAGCGGGGCGACCTCGTCCCAGCGGCACAGGGCGAAAGGCAGATTCATATCGATCATGGTGGTCTCCCTTCTTGTTCCGTCGGCCCTCCCGCTTCGGAGGACCCGTGCTCCGTCGGGGGCCCGCACCCCGCGTGTCTCTCGTGGTCCGGGAAGGCCCTGAACGGGTCGGTGAATTCAGAACTGCTCGCCGCACTCGGGGCAGCGACCCCGGCGCAGGGGGAGCCCGCAGAAGTGGCAGTACTGGGTGCGGGGCAGGTTCTTAACGGCTGCGCGCAGCCGGGGGATGACCGCTGTCGCCTGTGCGGCGGTCAGGTCGGAGACGTAGCCTCCGACGATGGTCCTCCGGGCCTCGGCCGGGAGGAGTTCGAGGAGCTCGTAGATCTCTTCGAGCTGGTCGTCAGTCGGCTTGGCGGCGTCGTTGTTCATGGTGTCCTCCGTGGACTGGGCTGGGGGCTCATCCCCCTGCCAACGGCTCAAGCATACCACGAACCCTACCAAAAAGGAAACCACCTACAGTGAACTAACTCACTATAAGTGGTTGGTGGTGACTCCTCACGTCACCTGGGCGGCGGCAGGACGGATGGGCTGATCATCTCGCCCAGCGTGCGGTCCCGACTCCCGGTGACCTCATCGAGCTCGGCCGCGTAGCCGATGGCGATGCCGGGGACCCGCTCCTGGG